CTACTGGCTATGGAACTCAGAGCGCTCAGGTGATTAGTCGCATGAAGAAAGCAGGACATGATGTTGCTGCTTTAACTAACTATGGATTAGAGGGTGGCAAAACTGTTTGGAATGAAATCCCAGTTTATGCTCGTGGTTCTGACCCATACTCTAACGATGTAATTCCTGCACACATGGCTGACTGGATAAATCAAAACTCATCAGAACAGCCGCACGCTTTAATCACGCTTTACGATGCTTGGGTTTTCAAAGGCAAGCAATGGGCAGACTTTAATGTTGCAAGTTGGGTTCCCATAGATCACATGCCAGCGCCGCCATCAGTTGCGGCTTGGTGCAGACAAGACTTCGTGACACCTATTGCAATGAGCAAATACGGAAAGGCAATGCTGGAGAATGTAGGCATTGAATCTCTTTATGCGCCGCACGCTATCGAATCAGTATTCAAACCAACACAACTGGTTAAGTTAAATGACGGCAGTTCAATCACCGCTTGGGAGTATTTACAAATCCCAAATGATGCTTTTGTAGTTGGCATGAACGCAGCCAACAAAGGTGTCTATCCAAACCGCAAGGCTTTCGGCGAAAACATTTTGGCATTTTCTATGTTTGCTCAAAATCATGATGATGTAATGCTTTACTTGCATACTGACGCAATGGGTTCGCTAGGCGGCATCAAATTAAGAGAACTAATTATGAGTTGTGGAATCCCTGAAAATAAGGTCGTATTTGTTGAGCCTTACTCATACGCAACTGGAATCCCGCAAAACGTACTAGCCGCTATCTACACCTCAATGGACGTGCTGCTTGCTACTTCCTATGGCGAGGGATTTGGCGTTCCAACTATTGAAGCGCAGGCATGCGGCACGCCAGTAATTGTTTCAGACTTTGCAGCATCTAAAGAACTTGTTGGTGACGGCTGGCTAGTTGGTGGACAGCCTCTATGGGATGCGCCACAAACTTCATGGTTTCACGTGCCATCAGTGCCAGAAATTGTTGATGCTCTAGAACAGGCGTACAACAGGGGCAAAGGCCGATCAAAGAAAGCCACTGAGTTTGCAAAAGATTATGGTGCTGACGCAGCATTTAATAATCACTGGAAACCCATACTTCAAACACTTAGCGCTAAATACGAAAGTCGTGTCGTAGAATAAAGACATACTTTAGGAGTTTTCTTGGCAATCACAAATGGCTACGCCACACTTGCACAGGTTAAAGCGGCATTACGCATCAGCGATAACGTAGATGATTCTCTGTTAGAAATGGCAGTCGAATCTGCGTCACGCGCTATTGATGGGTACGCAGGCCGATACTTCTATTCCTCTGGCTCTGCCACGCGTTATTACGCTGCAGAAGATGACTATGTCGTGCAGGTTGATGATTTATCCAGCGCAAGCATTACTTTGCAGACAGCCAACAACAGCGACGGCAACTTCGTTTACACGTGGGGAACAGCCGATTATCAACTAGAACCACTAAACGGAAACGCTGATGGCATCGTAATCCCGTACACACGCATCAGGGCAGTCGGTCAATACATCTTTCCGATAGACGGCGGCGAAGCGCTAGTTAAGGTCACTGGAACTTTTGGATGGGCGAGCGTGCCAATCGCGATTACTCAAGCATGTATCGTGCAGGCCTCACGCTTGTTTAAGCGACTTGACAGTCCCCTCGGTGTGGCTGGCTTTGGAGACCTTGGAGTCGTGCGAGTAGGCAGGGCTTTAGACCCAGACGTTGAGCAACTGGTAAGTCCGTATCGCCGAATGCGAGGCTTTGCTTAATGGCAAACATCAGCGCGCTCAGAACGCGACTTGCTGCCAATGCTGCAACGATTACTGGTCTGCGTACAGCCGCCACTATTCCAGACAATCCGAATCCTCCGCTCGCCGTAATCGTTCCATCAAGCCTTACGTTTAATGAGGCATTTAATTCTGGAATGAACACCTACACTTTTAATGTAATACTCATGGTTGGCAAAGTTTCTGAGCGCTCAGGCCAGAACTCACTAGATGCTTACTGCTCAAGCACTGGCAGTTCCTCCATGAAGCGAGCGCTGGAAAGTGATAAAACTCTAGGCGGCAATGCTTTTGATGTTAGAGTTACTGAAATTAGAAATTACGGCGAGATAGCCGTTGGTGATGTAAACTATTTATCGGCAGAGTTCATAGTTCTCTGCTACGCAGACTAGGAGTAAGAATGGCAAAGTTCGCCGCAACAGACTACAAGGTGACAGTGAATGGAACCAACCTATCCACTTCGCTTCAAAGTGTTGAATTAAGCATTGAATCAGATGATTTAGAAACAACCGCATTCGGAAGTGAATGGCGCAATCGCATTGGTGGATTGAAGTCAGGCTCGGTCACATTGTCTTTCTTCCAAGACTTTGCTGCTACCGCCGTTGATGTAACTTTATTCCCATTGTTTAACACTGCCGCGACTGTTGTTATTGTTCCAACTTCAGGAACTGTAAGCGCAACAAATCCGTCTTACACATTCAATGCGCTTGTTACCCAATACACTCCATTTGCATCAAGCGTTGGTGACATTGCAACACTCAGCGTCACTTGGCCTGTTGCTGGAACTGTAACGAGAGCAACCGCCTAGTATGAAAATGAACCTGCGAGTCGAATACTCCGACAAGACCATTGAAGAAGTCGAGTGCAACATTAGAGATTTTGTTGCGTTTGAATCTACTTGGAATAGAAGTATCGCAAAACTAGAAGATGAAATGAAAATTACAGACCTAGTTTGGCTGGCTTGGCATTCCATCTCAAGACGCAAGCAGACAAAGCATGACTTTGAAAACTGGCTTGACACTATTGATGGCGTTGAAGCGAGCGAAGAAATCCCAAAATAATTCCGCTTGGTGATTCTAGTTATCACTGGATGATTGCTAATCTTTCATTGGAAACTGGAATAGCCCCAAGCGCATTATTGCAAGAATCAGACAGAATGATCTACACGCTAATTATGGCTCTGCGCTCAAGAAGAAGCGGAAACTAATGGCGACAAATGTTATTGGCATTAAGCAAACCGTCTCTGAGTTGCAAAAACTTGAGAAAACAATAATCAGCGCTGCACGCAAGGATATTAAAAGCGCTGCAGAACCTATGCGTTCTGGCATTCAATCAGCCATTCCAAGTCAAGCACCGCTTAGAGGCATGCGACACAGAGGTCGCACTGGCTGGCAACCTGAAAACATCAGAGTAGTTATTAAAACCAGTTTCACTCGCAAGGCTCAGGCTGGCAGAACCTCAATCGTTTCTATTGTGGTTGGTGGCAAATCTGGCAGCGCTGGAACTGCAGGCCTGATGATCGCTGACATGGCTGGCATACGTGGCAAGATAGGCACTGGCAGAAGCCGCGAATACAGAACGGGCATGAGCAACACTTCAAGCCATAGGCTCAACGGCCAAGGCAGAGTAATGATAAATAAACTCAGTGGTCGCTTTGGTTCGCCATCTCGCTTTGTATGGCGTGAGGCCAATCGGCATTTGCCAGAAGTTAAGACTCAACTATCAAATACAATAGATAAAGTAAATCACGACCTGACAAACAAGTTTAAGTCAAACAGAACGGTAGGTTAATCATGGCAATTATTGTCCCGATTCTTACCAACTACAACGCTAAAGGCGTTTCTCAGGCAACTCGCTCATTTCAGCAACTTGAAAAACAGTCAGGCGTTTTAGGCAAAAGCATAGGCGCTGCGTCAAAAATTGGTACGGCTGCCATGACTGCGCTCGGAGTTGCATCACTTGCATCGGCTGTAGCCATTGGAAAGAACGCTGTCCAAGCGGCAATTCAAGATGAGGCTGCACAAAAGTTGCTGGCTAAGGCTCTGCAAAATACGACCAGCGCAACTAGAAAACAAATTGATGCAGTAGAAGATTACATCACCAAAGCGCAAATGGCTTCTGGCTTTAACGACAATGAATTGCGTCCTGCATTTGCAACTCTAACTCGTGTTACACGCGACTCTACGAAATCTATGGAGTTGTTAAATCTTGCACAAGACATTTCTAGAGCCACTGGTCGCGATCTGGGCGCTGTTTCGATTGGTTTGTCTAGGGCTTACGGCGGAAACTTCACCGCGCTTCAAAGACTCGGCGTGCAGTTACCCGACAACATTAAGAAGTCAAAAGACTTTAATGCTGTAACTGAGCAACTGACTACATTATTTGGTGGCTCGGCTGCCGCTTATGCTGAAACCTATGCTGGAAAATTAGCAATCCTGAAAGAACGAACTGGTGAGGCAAGCGAGAGCCTTGGCACTTTCTTGCTGCCTGTAGTGACTAAGTTTGTTGATGCTCTTAATACCAACGTAATCCCTGCAGTTGAGCGCATTGTTGGCGCATTAGGCCAAGGCGGATTGGCTGGCGGCGCACGTCAGGCATCGGCTGAGTTCTTTAAGTTCACTGGAAACTTAACAGGCATTGGCAAAGACTTACTAAATCTCATTAACTTCTTTGTCGGTTTGAAAATCGCAACTATGACATGGGCTGCTGTTACCGTTGTGGCTGCAGGCACTGTTAAGGCCGCTTTAATTTCAACAGGTATTGGTGCGATTGTTGTTCTTGTCGGACTTCTAATCGGCAGACTTTTGTATTTGATTGAAACATCAGAAACCTTTAGGGCGAGAATGGTTAAAGCCATTGTCGTAATTGCAAAAGCGTTTGAGTTCCTATTTAACGGACTTGGTCGCGGCATTGAAATGCTATTGCAATTACGACAATGGCTTTAACCATTCTCGCCCTAAAG